GGGCCGTAGCAGCTAGCTATTGAGCGTGTCGAGCGCGTCCTGAGCGTGCTGCAGCGGCGTGACCGACGAGGAGCCGTCGGCCTTTGGTGCGCCGTAGAAGGCGCCTGAGGCCGCATCGAGCGGCCCGCGCGGCCGGAACTCTCCCTTGCGCTGGGCATTCACGTTGCCGACCTCGCGGCGCACAAAGCCGGTCGCGCCGGTCATCGAAAGCAGCACCTCGACCGCTGCCCACACCCTGTCGGCGTCGCTCTTGCTGCCGCTGCTCTGGGCCTTCGAAATCCCCCGCTGAATGCCAGTGAAGATCTGCTCGACCAGGGCGAGCTCGGGCGCGTTCGCGATGTTCACCTGGTGGCCCGTTGCGATCGCCTTCGTCGCGGGCCCGAGGATGGGAATTCCCTCGATGGGGTCAAGCAGCACCTCGCCAGCGGCCCACTTCGCTGCGCCCTCGGGCGAGTCCTCATCGCGCTTCCAGCCGCGGCCGGAGAAGTACGAGCCGAGGGCGGCTACGGCGCCAACCGCCATGATCTTCCCCGCCACCGTGGCGATCGCCTCCATCTTGCTCGCCGGCGTCGAGGTCGGGCTCTGCCACGTGCGGGCCGCCGCGTCGAAGGCGCGAGCCCGGAGGTTGTGCATCTTCGAGGCGTACCCGTAGAACATCACCGCGGAGGCCCACCCCTGCTTCGTGCGGAGGATTGGCGGCTTCTCCGCGACGTCGCCGGAGGGCAGGGCGCGCCGCGTGACATCGTCGCCCCGCTGAACCGCCTCGGCGGCCGTCTTTCCCTGGGCGATCGCCTGGTCGTAGGCGGCCTTGAACACGACGCGCGCGGTGAAGTGGTGAACGAGTTCGTGCGCCTTGAAGGCCACCGTGGTGATCGCCTGTGTGATGGTGCCGTTGCTCCCCGGGCCGATCCGCGTGAGCTCCTCGCGCAGGTTGTCGTTGAGCTTCGCCTCGTGGTTCGCGAGCTCCTTCGACTGCCCAAACTCCGGCAACGCGCCCCAGTTTGCCGGGTTCATCACCTTGAGGTAGGCGCCGACGATGTGCTGCGGCCCCACGGCCTCGGAGTCGGCCAGCGTCGACCACGGGTCGAAGGTGTGCCGCATCAGCGAGGGGAGGTTCAGGCCCATCACCGCGAGCGACAGCTTGCTGCGCGTCCAGCTGCCCACGCGGCGCATGAAGTCGGACTGATGGCCAGCGGCCGAATCGGCCCGCGCGTTCGCGACGTCGCGCAGCCAGGGGATAAACTCCTTCGCGCGCTCCTCGCCCAGGTACTTCACCGTGATGTCGCGGAACGACGGCTGCTCCGCGCTGCCCTTCGCCAGCATGATCGAGCCCACCTGGCGCACCCAGTCGCCGTGCGAGATGTCGCGGATCACCTGCGAGAGGTGCGCGGGCACCATGCCCCAAGTCAGGTCGAGCGGGGCGTCGACCTTCTCGACGCGCGACTTCGTGTGGCCATTAGGCAGCGTGGGCTTCTGGTACTGGCCGCCGAACAGGTCCTTGACGCTCGAGACTTCCTGTTTCTGGCCCTGCGAAGAGAGCCGCGAGTCGTAGCGAATCGGGTCATACCCGCCGTCGTAGGTGGCGCCGTTGACCGTAACAGGCAGCGCGTCGACCTTCCCGAGCTTGAGGCCGGTGCGCTTCTCGTACGCCTTCGCGAGGTCCTCGTAGAGCGAGTTGATGGAGTCCTTCACGCCCTGGAGAAACTCGAGCTCAGGCCTCGAGAGAAGTGAGAGCGCCTTCTCGATGTTCTCGTTCGACCAGCCGTTGCCGTCGTTGAGCCGCTGGCGGTTGCCGTCGGAGCCGTAGGCCATGAAGAGCCGCCACAGCGTGTCGCGCGTATAGACGGGCTCGAGCGTCCCGCTGTTCGCCGGCACGGGCAGCAGTTCCTTGACGTCGACGAGTCGGTCCTTGAGCTTGCGAATGTCCTTCGGGACGTTGTCCCACTTCTCTTTGATGACCTTCAGCACGCGGGCGTTGAGCTCGTTCTCATGCGTGCGGCAGTCGATGCGTGCGTGAATCAGCAGGTCGTGCGCGGGGCCTTCGGTGCCGCCGTCGAGCATCTCTGCCCACGTCTCCATGTCCTCGAGCGTTGCCTGCGCGCCGCGGCGTAGGCGCCGGCCTTTCTCGGCGATACCCTCGGCGGTCTGGCTGTAGGGCATCTTCGGCTGCGGCCGCTGCACCGCCGCGGCACGATCGCCCAGCGCCTTCACGTAGGCGTCGACGGCGAGACGCTTGCCCTTGATCTCGATGGTGTTCGTCGCGCGCGCGATGTGGCGGATGAACTGCACGGCGTCCGAGACGTTCTCGGCCTCGGCGACCGAGAGCTGGTCCCAGTCGTGGCCGGCCTCGAGCGCCTTGCGCAGGCCGTCGACGTCGAACGCGCTGGGCGCATCGAAGCCCTCCTCACCGGCCTTGAGCGTGAACGCATCGAGGTGCGTGCCGCCCTCGCCGGTCGGCGCGGGCCCGAGGCCCACCGATGCGAGGATCTCGTCGTGCAAGTCGCGGTACGAAGGGTCGGCCTTGCCGAGGTTCGCGCGAATGGTCTCGCTCGTGGCCTCGAGCTTCTTCTGCACGCGCTCGGCCTTGTCGGCTGCGTCGCGAGCTGCGCGGTAGAGCATCTGGTTGAAGAGCCGGGCGACCTTCTGCTCGATTGCCGCCGGCTTGTCGGTCGCCCAGAGGCGCGCGGCCTCGACGGCGGCTCGGCGCTCGTTGTTGGCGTACTGCTCGGGGTCCAGGTCGCCGACCCCGGACTCGCTGATGAGCCGCTCCGCGTTCGCCTTCATCACGCGCGGGTCGATGGCGTTGACGCGGGCCTCGGCCGCCGGGTTGACCTGCCGGGCCAGGGCGCGCAGCTCGAGCACGGTCTTCTGTGCGCTGTGCTCGTTGTGCACGGCCGACATTGCGGCCTTGCTGATTGCCTCCATCGCCGGCGCGAAGGTCTCGTCGAGCTTGTCCTGCACGCCCTTGGCGATGGCCCGGTCGCGCGGGTCGACGGCCTTGAAAGCGTCGACCATGTCGGCGCCGTCCTGGAACCCGAAGAGCGGGGCGAGCGTGTCGGCGCCGAGGCCGTGGAGGTCCTTCGCGGCGAAGATGCCGGGGGGCATGGCGGCGGCCGCGTCCTTGCCGAACGTGGCGACGAAGGCGGCGCGGTCGAGCTTGAACGTCGAGCCGTCGGCATTGAGCAGGGCGTCGGGGACGTCCTCGATCTTGTTACCGCCGGCGTCGACCAGCTCGCCGTGCTCGAGGTAGCGCTGGGCCCGGTAGACGGGCTGCCTATCGACGTCCTGGGTGACTTCCTTCGTCACCTCGCCCCGGATTTCGTCGACCTGATCGCCCTGCAGCTGGTTCATGCGCTGCACGAGCTCCTGCTCGGCCGAGGCCTTCCATGCCGCATCGGCTGCGAAGTACGCCTCGCGCTCGGCCGGCGTCATGCCCTTGGTCGGCAGCGGCGGTGGCTGCGGTCCTTCGACCTGGTCGCCTGTGTCGCGCCGGGCCTGCTGCAGCGCATCGTCCTGGCCGAGCAGCCGCGCGAAGATGTCGCGGGCCTCGTTCGACAGGCCCAGGTCCTCGCCGTAGTTCTGACGGAAGGTCGCCTGAATGCCCGGCAGGCCGCGGTAGACGCTCATCAGCCAGCCCCGGAACTTCGAGAACACGCGCGCGAGGCCGGCGTTCGGCGCCTTGCCCTCGAGCAAGTACTGCTCGAAGCCGTGGGCGATGCGCTCTTCAGGCGCCTGCAGCTGCTTCAGCTTGCGTTCTTCCGACGGCGTGCGCTCGGCCTTCGCCTGGAGCGCCTGGGTCTCTTTCGCGCGGTACAGCCGGTCGTTCGTCGACTTGAAGCCGGCCCACTTGAGCAGGTTCGCGTAGTCGGTCTTCACCTCGGGCGTCGCGAGCGCGGAGTCGGCGACGTCGTGGAAGCTCCAGGCGAGGAAGTGGGTCACCTCGTGCATCAGCGTCGACTTGTCGCCCCGGAACGCCTCGATGCTGAGCTCGCGCGGACGGCCGGTGGGGTCGAGCTGCAGCGAGATGGTGCCGCGGGGCTTGCCGGGCTCGCCGGCGCTGAAGACGACCGGGGCGCCTTCGACGTGGGCGACTACTTCTTGCTGGAAGGGGCGGGAGGCCCCGCGGCCGCGCGGCGCCGGCGCAGCCAGTCCCTCACGTCCGCCGCGACCGGAAACCCCACCGCCGCCAGAAACAGCCACGCCACCCAGATCGGCACCGCCAGCTCGAGGGCCAGGTCCAGACCCCTCCAAAGCCAGACCATCACCGCCACCAAGATCGGGGGGCCCCAAATTGCCAGGGCGACCGCTGTTTGCGGCTTCACCTACCTGGCCTTCTTCACCTCGGCCTCGTCCCGCTCCACGTTCCACTTCTTGAGGTTGGCCCGGTTCTCCTCGAGGCTGTTGTCCGGGTGCCAGATCACGTGACCCGTCTCCCGGTCCTCGATGATCAGTCCCGACTTCTTTCCCTTTTCGGGCGTTGAGGTCTCGGTCTGCGGAGTCGAGGTCTGTTCCGATGCCATGGCGGAAGTCTACGGAGACCGGCGTTTTCGTGCCAGTCGCGGCGTCGAGGTGCTTAAAACGCAGTGCTGCGGCTCGTTCTTTCAGCCGCTTAACCATGCGCTCGAGCTCGACCGGATCGTCGTGCTGCAGCGCGTACTCATCGCCCGAGAGGTGGGTAGCGTCAAAACTCGAGCCGCCGAAGTGGGCGATCAGGTCGCTGAACGCGAGCAGCATCGCGTTCCCAGTCTCCTTGCCGAACCTGATGTTCGCGGCTTTCAGCCCGCGCATGTCGAGCATCGCGGCGTGGCGCTTCTTCGGTAGCGCCTCGAGCGCCTTGCGCGTGAGCAGCCCGGTCTTCACCGCCTTGCCGTCGACGGTCACCTTATCGACGTAGAAGCGCTCCGCGTACTCCTTGTCGGTGAGCTGCGAAATCTCGTGCACGAACTCCTTCGGCACGGCGCCGGCGGCGCGCTCGGGGCCGAACTTCAGCTTCGCGACGTCGAGCTCGGGGTGCAGCTCGCCGCGGGCCCGTAGCTTCGTCTCGCCCTCGCGGAGCGGCTCCGGCGCGGCCCGGCCCTCCTCGGCCACCTGGCGGCGCCGGTACACGTTCGCGTCGAGCGCATCGAGGGCGGCCTTCGAGTCCTTCCCGAGCGCGCCCTCGATGTTGACGTTGGGGTGAGCCTTGCGAACGCGCTCGAGCAGCTGGTCGAGCTCGCCCTGGCTCTTCACGTGGCGCAGGAAGTTCGTGCCCTCGCGCGATGCCTCGGGAGCTTTGTCACCCACGTGCACGCCGATGCTGCGCAGGAGGTCGTTCGTGAGGTTGTGCCCGCCGGCAGGGTTGTCGTTGACGCCCTTCGCGTCCGTCGACGTGATGGCGGCGACCTGGCTGCCCCCTGGCACGGCGGTGCGGTCGAACACCTCGCGCTCGCGCAGGCCCGACACGGAGTCGAGGAACGCTTCCTGCGCTCGCTTCTCGGTCGACATCGAGCCAAGCCGCTGCTCGAGGAAGCGCTCGGCGCCGGGCCGCAGCCACCGCTGGAACCGCTCGCGCGCGGCCGCGATGACCTTCTCGCCCTTCGGCCCGAGGATGCGCAGCCGGCCGAGACTGCCGAGGTTCGCAGCCTCCCGCACGCCGACATTGAGCTTGAGCGCCATGGCGCCCGTCTCATCCGCGACCAGCTTCGCGACGGCCGAGGCCTCCGCGCGGTCGTGGCCGGCGTTGACGGCCATGTCGAGGATGAACTTGCGCACCTCGCCCTTGTCGGCCTCGAACTCGGGCCCGCGCGCCTTCGCTTTCGCCTCGAGCTCCTTCTTGTCCGCCTCGCGCTGCGCCTTGAACTGGTTCGGCGTCGACGTGTCGGCGTGCAGCTTCGCGTCGGGCGCGAGCTCCTTGATGGTCTCGGTGCCGCCGAACTTGCTGAAGTACTTCTCGATGGGGATCGCGAGGTCCCCCTTCGCCGCGGTCGCTTTCGCGTAGCCCTCGCCGCCGTCCTCCATCACCTTCGCGGCCATCTGCGCCGCGTCGGCCTTCTTGCCCTGCCAGTATTCGACCCACCGCTCGACGGGGACGTAGACGTTCTTCGGCGCGTTGGGGTCCTTCGCCGTCTCTGCGATGAAATCGGCGAACTTCTCGGGCGCCAGCCGGAAGAGCGCCGAGTCAGCCGTCGACTGCGCCAGCGCCTCGTACCGCACCGCGTCCTCGGCCGAGCGGCGCGCGCGGCCGTACTCGCTGATTTGGTGTCGGCCGGTGCCGAACAGCGACAGCAGCCACATGTCCTCGAAGCCGCCGACCCAGCCGCGACCAGCGGCGCCCGCGACTTTGTCCCAGTGCGCATTCGACGCGGCGTCGAGAGCGAAGGCGCTCGGGTTCTTTGCCACGTCCTCGAGGTTCAGTTTCTGGTTCGCCGCAGTCTGGCCGGCCTCCGCTGCGACCTGGTTCACGGCCGACTGCGCGCCCATCAGCGTCGCGCCCATCAGCCAGTCTTTGCCGAACTCGACCGCGCCGCGCTTCATCGCTGCGGCGAGGCCAGGTTTAAGCATCGCCTCTTCGACGCTGCTGGTGAACAGTCGTGAAAAGAGCGGCTTGCCGATGAACCCAACGCTCTTGCCGAGGGCGCCCCCACCCAGAGACATCAGCGCGCCCGAGGCCACCGCGGTGCTCTGCGCGAGGGCCTCGGCGAGGTTCGGGTCGAGCGGGGTGCCGTCGGCGCCCTTCATCTCGCTGAAGCGCTCGTAAGCCGGGCCGAGCGCCTCGTAGTAGTTGAAGACGCCAGAGCCGACGTACTGGCCCACCGCGGCACCTGCGACCGCTCCACCGACAGCCCCGGGGACCGCACCCTCTCCGCCGGCGGGAGCGGTGGCCGCGCCACCGGCGGCCGCGCCTTCGCCGCCCATGATGAAGGCGCCGATGCTGCCACCGAGGCTGCGCGAGAAGACATCGAGCCCGATGAAGGGGAGCATGCGCGCCGTCGCGATCGCCGCGGTGCTGAGGAAGCTGTCGTCGCCGTAGTCCTTCCAACTGAAGCGCTTTTGCAGGTCGCGGATGCCCGCGCGGTTGTCTGCCGGGTCGACGCCTGCCCAATCGAAGCCGGCCTGCGGCATCGCAGCGTTGATGAACTGCCGCCCGACGATGCGTTGCTCATTGACCGCGTCCCAGAACGCGTGGAACGGCGCCGTGTGAGCCCACTCCCAGCCACGAAGGTTCGCTGCGTCGTCCTTCACCAGCGGCATGAGCTCGGGCTCTTTGTCGAGCATGCGCGCCAGGCCGGGCTGCCGGTAGACGACGCGCTGCCAGTCCTCAGGCGTGAGCGCCTTCGCCGCCGCGCGGTACTGCTCGAGGTGCTGCTCGACCTCTTCCGGCGGGTGCCCCGAAGCGGCGGTGAGGCGGATCACCTCCGCGCGCTTGGCTGGGTCCGTCTTGTCGTTGACCGCCTTGTAGTGGAGCATCTGCGCCTCGAGGACGCGCTCCTGCTCCTGCTCGGCCTTCATCTGCAGCGCGAGCTTCACGTCGTCGTCCGCCGAGTCGGCACTTGCGGCCTTCTCCGCGGCAGAGCCGGGCGTCGGGCCCGGCGCGATGTCGGCCCGCTTCGACGGCGTGACGCCGTCAGGCGATGAGCCGTCAGGGGCCGAGCCGGCGGACTCGTCTTCCGCGCCCATCTGGCGGGCGAGTGCGACGTCTTCTTCGGACGGATCAAGGGGGTCGGCCACGTGTCACCTCAGAAGTCGAGCCCCAGGTCCTTCTTACTCGGGGGAATCGCCGGCGTCTGCGGCTCCGAGAGGTCCACGCCGTAGCCATCGCCGGCGGCGTCGAGCTCGGCCGCGTTGTGGGGCGGCGGAGGCTGCGGCTTGCCGGCGTCAGGCGACTGCTCGGGTGCCGAGTTGAGGCCGTACTTGCGGCGGAGCCAGCGATCGAGCGTCGAGTTGTCGACGGGGACCTTCGCGGCCTGCAGCGCCCGCGTGGCGCGGGTGACCTGGTCAGGCGTCCACTCGGGCGCCCATTTCGACTTGGGGTCCTGGCCGGCCTCGAGGTTCGTCTTCGTCGAGTCGAAGAAGCGGCCCTTGACCTTGCCCTTGAGCATGATGCCGGTGATCCAGTCGGAGACCTGGTCGGTGGTAACCTTGTGCCCCTGCTTCTTCTCGTAGGTGATCTTCTTCTCGAGCTGGCTCTCTGCGCTCCGGTAGAAGGTCGCCTGGTCGTCGGTCCACGTCGAGACGTCCTTGCCCTTCGGCCCGAACAGCTGCGCGCTGCGTCCGGCCTCGAGGAGCATGTCCGCTTCCTCTTTTGACAGGGCAGAGGGCTTCGCGGCCTGGCCGTGCGCCTCGGCGAACTTCTCGTAAGCTTCCTTCTGGTCCTTCACCGCGAGCCCCGAGATGACGTCACGCTGGAACTGGGCGAAGGGCATCGACCCGTACTTCTCGGCGTTGTCGCGTAGGTCGGCGAGGAACCTGCCCATCGCGGCGAGTTGCTCGGGGCGATCTCCGGCACCCGCTTTGTGCGCCTTGTACGAGCGCGCGTTGTCCTCGAGCTTGTCCCAGCCGACCTGGTCGTTCGCGCGCATCCAGGCCTCAGTCTTCGGGTTGACGTCGTTCATGTCGTGCCGCTTGAGCCAGTCGCCGAGCGCCGAGCTGTAGGCGTCGGACTTGACGGCGACCTCCTGGCGCTTGCCGAGCTCGAGCTGGTGGTCGAACGCCTCGCTTGCCGCCTTCGTGCGCTTCTCGGGCGGCAGCTGGGTCCACGTCTCGATTGCCTTCCCGGCGTCGATGAAGCCGTTGGGGCGGCGCGCGCCTTCGATGACGGAGGAGGCGAGCCCCTCGGCACCGTCCTTCTGCTCCGCGAGCACGACCGCCTTGTCGTAGTTGTCGAGCTGCTTGCCCAGCACGCCGCGGTTCGCCTCGAGGACCTCGCGCGCCTTCACGATGTTCTGATGCGGGCCCGGAGCGAGCAGGTTGTCGAGCCGTACGGAGGCGATGTCGGCGCGCAGCCCGCGCTCGTACTTTGCCTCTGCGTCGGGGCGTCCTTCGAACATTCCGCGCACCGCGCCGACAGCCTCGCCGAAGAGGTGCGCGGCGCCCGAGTCACTGCCGGGGTCCGCTGCGGAGCCGCGCACCGCCGCGTCGCCGATGTTGGCCGCTGCATCCTGCTGCTCGACCTCGACCTGCTGCTCGACATGTGCACCGGCTCTATCGAGCAGGTGCCGGTCGTACTCCTGGACGCGCTCGAGGAAGAGCTTCTTCGTCTCATCGTCGGTGAAGCCCGCAGCAATCTGATCGCGCCTCTGTGCGAGCGACTTAAAGAGGGGCTGCTCGGCCGCGGCCGCCGCCTTGCCGCGGGTGCCGAGGAAGCCTCTGTCGGCCGCAGGGTTGGTGAGGTCGAGCTTGACGGTGCGGTCGCCCGCGGCGGTCGCGGCATCGATGGCGTCAGGGGTCGCCTGAAGCGCCGGCGTGCTCCCGCCGACGACCTGTGTTGACGGGTCCGAAGGCGCACCGCTAAACGCGGCAGTGGCGCCGTTGGCGTAGGAGGCAAAGCCATTGGCGGCGTCGGCGGCGCGCGCCTGGTGTTTGAACTTGTCGTACTCCTGTGCCGCCTGGTCGATGCCCTTGCCGACGGTGTCGAGCCCGCGATCAAGGGCGCCGTACTCGGGGCGCTCGAGCTGCACGGAGCCGGGCACTCGGGTCTCCGGATGCGCCTGCGGCTCCTCGTAGATGGGGACCTTCACCCGCCGAACCCGCCCCCACCGACGCTTCCGATGGCGCTACCGGCGAGGCCCGTGAAGCCGCCCCAGAAGTCGCGCTCGATGTTGCCGCGCTCCGTGTCGTGGTTCTGCGCGAGAGTGTCCGCCTGGACCTTGAAGCCCCAGGCCTCGCGCGCGGCGTTGGCCCTCAGGGTCATCACATCGCGCTCGGCGGCGCCGGCCGTGTTGGACTGCACCTGCGCCGCGGTGCCCGAGTTGATGTCGACGCCGCTGTTCGCGTACGCGAGGCGCTGGGCTGCGACCGTCTGCGCGCCGCGAAGCCTCGTCTTGTAGATGTCCGCCTCGGTCGAGTCGATGGCGCCGGACTGCTTGACCGCGAGCAGCTGGGAGTTGGCGGCGTACTCCCTGTCCGTCGTCGCGAGCCCCGAGTTGGTCTTGTCGCCCAGCAGCGCGAACTTGGGACCGAGAGTCATAATGCTGCCCATTTTCACTCCTCCTGTGCAGACGCGATGACGCGGCTGATGCCTAAGACGGTGACCGGCCTGGGACTGGACTGGGCGAGGCAGGCTCGAGCGCCCACGTCCCAACTGCCTTTGACCTGCATGTCGACGACCGCCGTGGCGGCCGAGATGAAGCCCGTGCCGTCGATGTCGACGTCGCGCTGGTCCCACTCCTCCATCTCGGAGACCTTGAACGTAGGGCCGACGCGCAGGCCGACTGAGTTGTCGACCTCGAAGCCGACGCGCGAGATGACCTGACGGCGCAGCCGGTTGTTGCCTGCGATGATGTCGAGCGTCTCGAGCTGCGGCCGGAAGCGAAGGCCGACGCGGGCGACGAAGATGGCCACAGCCGCGTCGCTCACCGCGTTCGTTTCGGGCACGGCGTCGTAGACGTCGACCGGACTACCGTTCTTGTCGACGAGCTCGCCGTTCGTGACGGTAAACGGCCCGGCCGGGTCCGTCCCGCGCGCGAGCACCCAAACCTGTTTCCCCTCGAGCAGCGTGAGCTGATTGAACCCGTTCGCCGCCAGAATCCCATCCGGAAAGCCGGTGACGGGCGGCCCAGAGTAGGTGATGGCGCAGTCGATGCTGACGTCATCGGGCCACTGCTCGGGGAACGCCGGATCAGGCTGGCGATTGCCCTTCGCGTCGCGGAACGGGGCGTTGCGCACCACCCGCGACGTCATCCGCTCGATGTACGTGACGGGCGCGTTGTTCACGGTGCGCTGCACCGCGACGTACACGGCATCCTCGTCGCCTTCCGGGACGCTGCACAGGCTGATGACCTTGCCGTCGGTGTCGTGGTGCGCCCACGCCCACGTCTCGCCGACCAGGGTCGCCGAGAGCAGCTTGCCGTCCCCACGCGCGGCCCAGACGAGTCCCCACGGGTCGCGCGCATAGCACCAGTCGACGAGCTGCTTGTTGGCGCCGACGAACAGATGCCGGGCGGGGTTTGAGATGTCCATGCCGCGGTAGCTGTACTGCTGGCCGTCTGTCACCAGGGCGCGTACGCCGATGCCCTTCGCTCGCGCGTACAGCGCCGCCCCGGCGACGACGAGGGGCGTGAGCGTCGTGGCGCCCGCTTCGTCTTCGACCCGCACGTCCAGGTCATTGAAGGCCAGCGCGCCCCCCTGCGAGCCACCCGCGCCCCAGACGGACGAGCCCGTGAGCACGAGCAGGCGCTGACGCGGCAGCAGGGAGTAGACGTCCTCCCGGTGCCGCGCCGCCAGGTTGAACTCGACCGCTTCGTCCTCGACGTCGACCTCGTGCCTGTCGAAGTCGTAGAAGTTCCCCACGGCCGAAGCCCGAACCGTCGACACACCGCTGATGCTTGCGACGAAGAGTCGCCGCTGCTGAAAATAGGCTACCGCCCGTGGTCGCACGAGTCGCCGAACGTCCTCGCCCGGCCCGCCCTGGTTGATCGTCTCGGTCGCCGTACCGTACGGTTCCTCGCCCTGCGGGGGCTGAATGGCGAAGTTCGGCTCGTCGCCGGCGTCGACGAATTGCCGCGTCGCCGTCTCGCCAATGAACCCAGCCGGGGCAGTGGGCCCGCGCCGCCGGTAGAATCGAAAGCTCTGTACGACGTACGTGCCCGCGCCGTCCGGAGTGGCGGGCGGAACGTCGGCGGCCTGGACGGCCATTCTCGCGAACCATGGAGGCGGAGCCGCGCCGAGGAAGTAAGGCTCCCGCGCCAACATCACCGGGACGCCCTTCACGACGAAGAACGAAGAGGGCGTCAGGTCCGAGTCGGGGACCCCGGTCCCGGCGAAGAGATTCGTGCGGTAGGCGTCCGTGTCCTGAAACCAGCCCGAGTAGTAGTGGTTCATCACCTCGGGCGACGTCTCAAAACTGCGGCCGGTCACGTTGTCCTTCACCCGCATGGTCACGAGGTACTGCCACGACTCGCCGCTTCCAATGGGTGCGCCGGCGTACGGAAGCAGCCCGCGCAGAATCCAATGGGATCCGCCAGCGGCCGGGCCGCCCTCGGTCAGGAGGTTATCGGGCGGTTTCACATCCGCTGACTGCATTCCGGCGGCGTTCCCGCCGACGACGCACATGTACAAAGCGCGCCAGGTCTTCACGGTGCTTCCGTCCGCGATGATCGACTGCCCCTCGAGCACGGCCATGTCGCCGGCGTTGACGACGCGCTCCGCAGAACTCGCGTCCCACAGCGTCGCGACGCCGGGTGGGTTCCCGAGAAATGAGCCGTACAGCGGTATCACCATGGCATACGGACGCGTGACGCCCTGGCTGTTGCCCGCGAAGGTGGCAAAGCCGGGAGCACCGGCAGCGTCACTTCCGACGTCGCGCCAGTTCGGCGCGTACGGCACGTACCGAACCTTCGCCAGCGTCCAGGCGTTGTTGGCGAAGGAAAGCTCGCGCGCATCGTGGTTCGGGTGCGTCAGCGTCAGCGTGTCGCCGTACTGCGCGTACTGCAACAGCGACAGCTCGTTGTCCGAATACGGCGTCGCGAGCAGCACGAACGGCACCTGCGCGCCGAGCTGGTACACGCGCAGGTAGAAGCGGCCGAGCTCGAGCACGAAGCCGGAGTTGTCCGCGGCGAGAAACGGCAGGAGGCGCACGGTGGGCGCCTCGTCGTCCGCCATCTGCGTCGCCTTCCCGACCCAGGTCGTGCCCGGTCGAGACATCGCCGCGCCCTGCGGGGTGATGACGAAGTTGCGCACCCGCCGCGCGCCGTGCGCCCATGCAGGCAGGTCGGTGCGGCCCCACAGCAGCGGATCGAGCTCGCCCGAGGCGAAGCTCGTCTGTCGCACGACGGGCATCAGCGAAACCGCTCGTACGGCGAGACCCGCTCGTCGAGCCGCTTCTCGGCGTTGAAGGACGCGCGGCCGGCGCGGGCCAGGGCCAGCTCGTACTTCTGCTGCATCGCGGCGGCGACCGAGGGGCGCTTCGAGAGCGCCAGCGCCAGGTCGGCGGCGAGGTGCCACGCCAGGGCGTCGACGAAGAGAGGGGTGAAGCGCGGGGGCTGCGTCACCTGCGCCGTGTAGACGAGCTCGGGCGTCGCCTGGTTGGTGAGCAGGACGCGGCCGAGCGTGGCGTCGTCCTCAATGACGAAGTGCACCTGGGGCGCGAACGTCTGCAGGAAGCCCATGCGCGTCGGCCGCAGCTCGTCGGCCACCGGCACGGGGTGCCAGATGTACCGCGGCACGAGGCAGTCAGCGGGCAGCGAGAACACGCCGACCCAACCGTTGCGGGTGACGCCGCTCAGCTGAACGAGCGGGAAGCGGCGCGTGGCGAAGGGCCAGGGGAGGGTCTCGAGCACTGCGTCGCGCGAGACGGGGTACAGGCCGCGACACGTCTCGGCGACCACGCCGGTGTCGAGCTCGAGGTCGTCGATGAGCTTATTCGTCTGCCCGATGCGGCTGAGCGCTCGGTTGCAGATGGCGGCCTCGGCGGTCGGCACGCGCCATCACCGCCTCAGGCGTCTTCGTCCGCGGCCCGCTTGCCCGTCGGCCCCTTCGGCTGCGGGCCCTTCGGCTGCGAGACGATGCTGGCCGTCGGCCCCTTCGGCTGCTCGGGCTTCGGCTCGGCCGCGGCGGTGTCTTCATCGGCCGGGACGGCTTCCCACGTGTGCGAGGGCTTCATCGTGAGCGGGAGGGCGATTACCTGCCCCGGCTGCACGCGGCCGATGCCGGTGACGAAGCCGTTCGCCGTGACCCGGTAGAAGGCGTGCGTCTTCGTCTTCTTGGTGTCGGCCTCGATCTTCTTGCGCCGGGTGTCTCGCGCGGCGATGAGCGCCTGCTGCATCGCCATCTCGCGGGGGTCCTTGGCGCGAATCGCCTCGGCCAGTATGAGAATGTCTTCCTTGTCGATCGCCATGGTCAGACTCCTGCGTCGGCTGCGAGGGCGTTGTCGGCGTGCATGCCGTACGACGCGTGGACCGAACCCGCGGTCAGCGCCTCGACGGCCACCGTGTACTTGAGGCCGAACGCGTTCTTGCGCAGGCCGGCGGGCAGCCGCGGCCCGAGCGGAATGATGAGCCCGGCCACGAGCTGCGTGACGAGGTAGGCGGGCGTCGTACGCAGCACCTTGACGTTCGCCTGGTTCTCGTCGTCAGACTCGACGAGCGAGAATTGCACCGTCGCCGTGCTGTTGGCCGACGCGAACGCCGCCGTCACCTTCACGTAGAGGTCGGCCGCGTTGGCCTTGCCGATGTCGGAAGGCACCGCGTTGTCGCCGCTGCTCGGCACCGTACCCGGCGCCGGCTTGACGACGAACTTCTCAGAGTACACGGACCCCACCACCTGACCCGTGAGGTCCTGGTTGTCCGACAGCAATCCGCCCATGTCGATCATGTTCGTGTCTCCTCAGACGACCTTGGACTCGGTGTTGCTGATGCCGTCGGTGAGCCGCACGTCGATGCCCATGCCGATGTCGAAGAGGCGACCCAGCGGGTTGTCCTCCTGGTACGTCGACGTGGTGGTGCGGTCCGACGCCTGGAACTGGAGGTACTTCCGCGCGAAGCGGTTGCAGTAGATGCGCGCGTAGCCGTTCTGTCCGGCGTCGGGCAGGATGTGGATGGCGGTGGTGAGCGCGTCGAGCAGCAGCTTGCCGGTGCGCACGACCACCGACTCGTCGATGTTGCAGAGGCGCACGACGTACCGCGCGTCCTCGACGCACAGGCCGACGTGGTGCTTGAAGTACTTCTGCCAGCCCGGGTAGGTACCCCCGTTGACGCCCCGGAGCGGCACGCGGCCCATGTCGATCTGCTCGAGGCCGGCCGTGAAGCCCGCCGGCACGATGCCGTAGACGCGACCCGGGCCCCAGCCGACGACCCACATGGAGGTCTTGTCGTTGTCCGCGTCGACGGTGGCGAAGTCGTTGAAGTCGACAATCTGCCCCGACCACGGGCCCGACTTCGAGTTGAGCCGCGGCGTCAGGCCCAGGATGCGCTCGGGCGAGGCGGCCGTGGTCTCGTAGAAGTACGCGTTCTCGAGCTGGTTGCCCAGGCCCTCGAGCTTGCGCATGTCCTTCGACAGGCGCATCGCCGCGCCGTTGGGCGCCTGCATGAGCGTGTCGTCAATCTCCGACACCGTGGCGAGCTCGCCGCAGGTCTCCTCGGCGTACTGCTCGGTCGACTCGGAGCCGATGATGCCCTCGTTGACTCGCCGCCAGTTGCCGCTCGGCAGGCTGCGCTCGGAGCCGACCTTGTGCGACATGCCGTTGTTGCAGGTGACGAACGGGATGTCCTGCATGAACCCGTTCACCCGCTGCAGCACGCGCGCGATGGGCACGAGCGAGCCGTCGCGCGCCTGCCCCTCGGCGAGCTGCGACAGCGTGAGGAAGTCCTGGCCGATTGCGACGCTCATCTATCAGCTGCCTTTCGGTGCCCACATCGGGGCGGATTGCGGGTACATCGCCTTCAGCTCTTCGGCCGTGAAGCCGTGCAGCACCGCCGGCCCGCGCTGCTTGCCCGCGGCCGACGCGGCAGCGTTGGCGATGGTGTCTTCGGCCAGGTCCTTCCCGTGGCGAGCGAAGAGCTTCTGCATCGCCGGGTGATTCAGCAGCCCGCTCTTCTCGAGCAGTGCGCGCGCCTCGGGTTCCTGGTCGAGGTACTTCACCTGGTAGCGCTGGACCTCGAGCTTCGCCTGCTCGGGCATCGCCGCAGCAGCGTCAGACCACTGCTTGAGCGTCGCCGCGCGCGAGGCCGCAGCTTCGTCGTTGCTCTTCTTCGTGAGCGCCTCGACGGACTTGGCGACGGTGCCCGTCAGCGTCTTGTGGTGAAAGTCGAAGAGCGACTGCGCGACCTTGCCGTCGAGCTTCGAGTCGGCCGCGAGCTTCTTGAACTCGACGAGCTCGGGCGCCTTCGCGTCGAAGCCCTCGGGCAGCTTCAGCTCGAGCGTGCTTGCTGCTGCGGCCGCGGCGGCTGCTGCTGCGGCGGTCAGGTCGTCAGCCATGGTCGGAAGAATCGGGCGAGCCTTGGAGCTTTGGCGCTTGCTGCTCCATGTGATGCCACGCCTTGAGGTTGTCCCGGTTCGGCCCGAGCAGCAGCCGGCCGACGTCGATGGACACGCTGCGACGACCGTCGCGGTACGCCCGCGCGCTGTCGGAGATGCTCTCGGACGGAGGCATATCGACGGGGGAAAGCCGGAACATCAGCCAGTAGGCGAAGCGCTGGAACTCGGGCAGTTCCATCAGCCGCGCTGCGTCGGCGCGGCGCTGCGCCTCGTCCTCCGCCTTCGTCACGGAATGCAGCGAACGATGTACGAGGCGTCCGGCATGTCGAAGCTGTTGCCGGCATCGACGCCGGACACGCATCCGCGGACGATGACGGTGTTGGCGGCCGACAGGTAGGGCTGCACGGTGCCATTGCCTGCGAGCACCTGGTCGACGCCGAGCAACAGAGCCGAGCCGAAGGGACAGTTGGCGATGGTGGCCGTCCGGGTGTCGAAGCAGTTGGGCCCGCCGAACGTCGCGGCCAAGGCAGGGAGGTCGTAGTTGATGATCGCCTTGGTGCTGCTGGTGATGGCGTTGTCGGCGGTGGTCAGGGTCGAGGGACCGCCGTCTGGGTTGCGGGTGAACGCGAGCGCGGCGGTGGACTTCTCGAAGCTCACCGAGCCCTGCAGCCTCACCACGTGTGTCTTGTCGCCCAAGCAGACCGCGGTGCCGTTGCCGCACTGCTGCTGGCCCTCGACGAGCTGCTCGACGGGCGGCCGGGTCATCGCGGCGAGGAGTCCAATGGCAGAGGCAGCGAGGACGACGGCCAGGGCAATCTTGCGCATGACGAGAAAATGCGCCCGCCCTTGGAGCTTTGGCGTTCAGCGCAACCCGTTGGCCTGCATGATGCGCGTCAGCGCGTTGTCGTCGGTCGTGTTCGTGTCCGAGAGCGTCTGTGCCGTTTGCGCCTGCACCTGCTGCTGTTCGGCCTGGGCCTGCGCCTGTTGCGCCTGCGCGCGCTGCTGGCGAACCTGCTGCACCACCTCGCGACTGCGGAGCATGGCGGGCTCGACGCCGAGCGCGTCAGCGTAGTCGCGTAGCGCCTGGTCGAAGTCGACGTTGTCGATGGCCTCCGGGTTCAGCTTCGCGGCCTCTCCCGTGGCGCCGACCAGTTCGCGAATGGCCTGAATGCGCGACATGCGCTGCGCCTGGGCGAAGAGCGACTCGTACTGAATCTTGAGGTTCTGGCCCTGCAGTTCCTTCGGCGGCTTCGACAGCAGCCGGCGCCGGTGGGCGATGGCGTAGACGCGCTCGATGATGACGCGCAGCACCTCGTGCTGGAAGCGCTGCACCGTGGGCCCGAGCTGCAGCATCTTCTCGGCCTTGAGCTCGTTCGTCTGAAACGCCGTCACCTCGCGGCCGCCCTGTGCAATCTGCGAGATGAGCTGCCACAGGTCCTCGTGGAACATCTGCCCCACGCGCTTGTCGACGCGCTGAATCTCCGCGCTGATGGCCGCCAGCCCTTGCGCCGGGAGCTCCACGAGAGGCCGGAAGCCCTTACCGGCGCCGCCCTCGTCCTCGTAGTTCATGCCGCCGGGGTTGAGGTCCACCGGCTCGCCGCGCATCGTCACGGGGCCCACGAGCGGCGGCTGGGCGAGCAGGGCAGTGAAGCGCAGGGCGTCGCGCTCGAGCAGCTGCAGCGTCTTGCAGTCGCCGATGGCCGTCGCGCCAGGGCCGTAGCCCCAGACGTCCTCACCGGTCGTGCTGTACCGCGCCACCGCGAAGGGCTTCTCGTGGTAGCCGCCCTCGCGCAGGTAGCCCTCGTTCGCGTCGTTGGCGTATGAGCCATCGGCCGCCTGGCCCATGTACTGCCCGCCGGCGGGGAACTCCATCCAGCACGACTTGAACGCCCAGCCCGCGGGCCCCATGCGCCCAGGGATGTGCTTCGGGTTCGGCTCGACGACGTGCAGCACCGTGCGCCAGTCGTCCCGGCGGCCGTGCTTGAAGGCCTCCTGCACGCCGCGCGAGCACTTTTCGAAGCCGAACTCCTCGACGAGCTGGCTCAGGCTCATCTGCAGGCAGCGGTACAGCGTGTCGACCTCGCCGCGCGCGTTGGTCGCGATGCAGTAGCTGCCGATGGGGAGCACGTACGCGCGGACGACGGTGCGCAGGTCCTCCTCGATGAAGATGCACGAGTTCCCGAACGGCGCGACGTCGAGGTACACCTCGTGGAGCCGGTCGTAGAGGTTGCTGCCGGCCATGATGCGGTAGCCGGTGTCCTCCCATTCGCCGAGGCACGAGCGCACCGCGTCGACGTCGGCGAGGCGCGGGTCCTGTGGCGAGAGCCGGTACCACGGGTGGCCGGGGTCCGTCAGCGAGGCGTGCATCCCCGCCGCGTTCACCTCGACCGCGAGCGTCGGGTGCGAGTTGATGATTTCGAACTCGACCTTGCGGCCAGCCCAGGCCCTGTCGCCGGCGTTGCGCCGAATCCGGCGGGGCACGACGAAGCGGGCAATCTCGTCCCACGCCGCCTCGAAGGGGGCGCGCTGGGCCTTGAGCTCGAACCAGCGGCGCACGTAGCGCATGCGCGGCGAGAGCGTGTCCAGCGGGCCGTCGTAGCCGTTGTCGGGCATCAGGGCGCTCCGAGTCTGTCGAAGGGATTGAAGGGCGTCTTGTTCCGGGCCCGGGCGGCGCGCTCCTGCAGCTCGCGCAGCTTCCGGTGCGCCACGGGGGCCGCGAAGGTGAGGGCGAGCGCGTCGGCCAGGTCTGGCGAGACGCCGATGCGCGCCTTGATGTCTTTCTTCTTCTCGAGCAGCAGCTTGCCGTTCTCGCCGATGCCGTAGGTGGGCGCGGTCAGCTCCTGCACGAGCTCGCCCATCTCGGGCAGGCAGGCGCGCGGCAGCCACTTCGCCATGCCGTGCCACATCTCGCTGCGGCGGTTTGCGTACTCAGCCTTGAGCGCGGGGGCGCCGAACTTCACGCCGAGCACGCGGTGCCCGAGCTGGCGCAGGCGGTCGAGCACGCCGGCGCCGAAGCCGGCCTCGTCGACGAAGACGCCGTCGGGCTCGTGCTCCATGATGAAGCGCGCCGCCCTGTCGGCGAGTTCCATCGTGTCGGCGATGCGGAACACCTGCGGGCGGCGGGCAAGGTGCCCCTGGCGCAGAAAGAAGACGCTCCGGTCGTCGCCCTCGCGCGCGACGTCGATGCCCATCACCTTCGGCTCCTGCTCCCACTCGGCGCGCGGCACCTCGCGGGCCATGGCCGCCGTCACGTCGTCGACGTTGATGAGCGCGTTCGAGCTGCCCGGCGGGAACTTGCCGAAGACGTTCACGAGCACGAAGGGGTGTTCGCGCCCGTACTTTTCAATCTGCTCGCGCGCCCACTGCTTCGAAACGCGTGGGGCTCGCTTCGGGTCGTCGGGGTCTCCGGAAATCTCCTTCACCCACCACAGCGCGCGCTCCCTCGTGCAGGCGCGGTACAGCGGGCCGTCGGTCTGCGTCGGGTTGCCGGCGAGCACCAGGCGCGCCTCGCGGCCTTCCGCCTCGCTCGCGTTCGCCAAGCCTGCCTCGGCCGTGGCGGCGACGGCGTCGGGAATGCCGCCTGCCTCGTCGAGCAGGAACATCACGTTGTCTGCATGCACGCCGGCGAGCGTGTCGGACTGGCGCGCGGCGTCGGCGGTCTTCGGCCAGCTGCGCGCCGAGGCCCACCAGGTCTCACGGTGCTGCTTTGCGACGATGCGGTCCGCACTCCAGGCGAAGAGCGCCTGCAGCAGCCGCGACTTCTGCTGCCACTTCGACGTTTCGGCCCACAGGCCGTCTGCGAGGTTCTGCGCGGTGACAGACGTCGCGATGACCTTCGGGTGCAGGCGCGTGCACATCCACCACCACAGCAGCCACGCCAGCACCGTTGACTTGCCCGGGCCCTTGCTTGCCTTCAGGGCGATGCGTTGCTCCCTCGTCGCCGCGGTGAGCACTTCCTCCTGCCACGCGTCGGGTTTCGCCTGGAGGACCTCGCGCACGAAACGCGTGGGCTCCTCGCGCCACTCGCGCATCTTTTCGGCGGCGGGCGTCACGGCTTGCGGCTCGCCAGCACGAGCATCTCAAGGGTGAGCTCGCCCTTGACCTCGAGTCTCTCGGTGAAGTCCGCCTCCGCTTTGCCGAGCTGCTCGAGCGCCTTGAGACGGAGAGACGGCTCGAGATCCGGGTCGACAGCCATCTCGCTGCGCAGCTCCTGTCGCTCCTCGCGGTTGAGGTGGAAGCGACGCAGCAGCCCCTCTTGCTTCGCGTCGACGCGCTCACGAATCTTAGGATTCCTCATGAGCCAGTAGCCCGTGACGGCGAGCGTGCGGCGCGTCCCCGTGTAGCCGGCCTTCGCTGCCGCCTCGGTCGCGTTTCCGTCGTAGAGCTCGACGAAGCGGCGCTGCCGAACGGTCAGCCCGTCATCGAACTTGTCGGGCTTCGCGCGCTTCTTCTTCGCCACTCCGTCAGAGTCGCGCCGGCCTTGGAGGATTGGCCCGCGACTGCCTAGCGCCCATGTTTCTTGATGGACGGCTCGCGCATGCACTCGCGTGCGTAGGCACGCACAGCCCGGAAGAGGCGCCGCTCGGCGCGCCGCTCGTGCTCGGCGTGATCGAGCCCCGCCGGTGCCTCGAGGTCGTCGACGTACCGGGTCACCTCGCGCAGGAGCCGATCGCGTGCATCAGTCGCGAGCCGTCGCACCGGCGTCTCCATCAGCCGACCGAGGCGACGACGCCGAAGGTGAGCCCAGCAGAGACGCGAACCAGGAGCCGCGAGGTTGTCGCAGGTGCTCACTTCACAGGGCCGCTCGACGTTCGCGGCTTCCTTCGTGCTCACCAAGTTCACCGAGAGAACACCACAACGGCCGACGGGTGTCGCGCCGAGTCCTGCACGCCGGTCTCGTGGCGGAAGCGCAGCCGGCCCTCGACGAAGACGACCTCGACGGCCAGGTCGGAGTACTCCGCGCGCCAGCCGGACCCGATGCCACGGCGGTCAACGAGCTCGACTCGAGATCGCCCGAGCCCCGGAGCCATGACGATGCGCTGCCACCAGCGCTCCGACGTGTAGGCGGGCACCAGGCCACACGCGAGCCCACAGCTGCGCGCGACCTGGGCGCGCGCGTACCCGACGCAGGCCCACAGGTTGCCGCGGCTGTAGGGCGGGTTCCACCAGGTACCCGTCGGCCATGCGCGCTTGAGCGCTGAGTCGCGCTTCGTGCCGAACTTCGCGCATAGGGCATTCCACCGAGCGGCGAACGCGTCGTAGACGAACGGGCCGTAGTGGTCGCTGCAGGCGTTAAACAGCCGGCGCGGCGTCTGCCACTCGTCGCTGTTCGACAGGGCGGTGCGCGGCGCACCGATGAACAGCGAGGCCGTCAAAACGGGCCCCCTTCGTTCTGGGCGTCCTGGACTTCGGCTTGGGTCGGGTTCGTCGCCCCTGTGCCAACGTCGGCGACGGACGGGGCATCGGCGGCACTTCCGGTTTCTTCGGCGGATTTGACGGGCGGCGGCCGGTCTTGCCATGCCTTGAACTGCGCCGGCGTCAGCTTCAAGCCGAGGTCCAGCTTCGTCACCGCCACCTTGAGCGTCGGAAGGTCGCACGGCATCGGCGTGGGCTTATCGATCACGCCGCCTGGCTCCGCGCTGCAGCTCGAGCCGCCACGATCACGTCAGCCCCGCGGCAGGCGTGGATCACCCCCGCCGCATCAGCCGCGTGCTCGACGAGCGTCTTCTGCCACGGGAAGAGCGCGCGCAGCTCGGGGTACTCGAGCTCGAGCGCGGTCTTCACCGCGTCCTTCGTCGCGCCGATGGTGCCGGCGGAGAGCTTCTTCACCCGCTGCGGCGACTCCTCGAGCACCGGCAGCTGGTGAACGACGGCCAGCATGTCGATGAGTCCG